TCGGAAGCCCGAACTCCAAGCACCGCTACGGCATAGCAGCGGACTGGAGGACGGAGAATCGGAGTATCAACCCTGTGGCACTGGGCATCCTTGCTCAAGCCGTGGGGTTCGGCGGCATCGGCATCTACTGGCACAGCCGTGGAGCCTTTGTCCACGCCGACACCCGTGGCACGAAAGCGACGTGGCTCTGCACCACGCCGGGAAAGTACCCCAGCACGACCTACAACAAGTTCGTGCTTCCCACCATCCGCCGGGGCTGCACCGGGGATGCGAACCGCAGTGCGACGATCATGCTCCAGAAGCTCCTGAAGCTGAAGGCTGATGGCCTGTTCGGAGAGGGGACGGAAAACGCCCTGATGAAAGCGCAGGAGGCGCATGGCCTGACTGTGGACGGCATCTGCGGCCCTGCATCGTGGAAGGCGCTGTCTGGCGCTGACAAGTACCTGTGAGAGGAGATAGGCTCTATGACGAATAGCAAAGTGTCCATCGCTACGCTGGCCCGCACGGCCGCTCTGGCGTTCGCTCTGGCAAATCAGGTTTCGAGCGCAGCCGGGAAGCCCCTGCTGCCCATCGAAAGTTCGGAGGTGGAACAGTTCGTGACCACCGGCCTGACCATTGCCACCAGCGTCGCTGCGTGGTGGAAGAACAACAGCTTTACCGCTGCCGCCATCGAAGGCGACAAGCGGATGAACAGCCTGAAGAATCGGGTCCACTGAATGAAAGGAGTAACCGAATATGAATGAGTTTACGAGAAGTCTGCTGTACGTTGCCCTGCTGATCTGCGTGCCTATTGCGACCGCCTGCATCAAGAAAGGCATTGCAGTTGCCGTTGACGCAATCAACGCCCAGACCCAGAACATCAAGGTGCAGCGGCTCGTCCGGGAAATCGGCGATGCCGTTGCCAATGCCGTGGCTGCGATGAACCAGACCTACGTCAACGACCTCAAAGCCGCCGGGACGTTCAATGAAGCGGAGCAGAAGGAAGCTCTGATGAGAGCCGTGTCCGCTGCCCTGAAAAGTATGAGCCGTGACGCACAGGACTACATCAAGAGCAACTTTGGCGATACGACCCAGTACCTCGAAAATCGTATTGAGGCCCAGATCGATGCCAACCACGTCGCCGCCAAGCAGGCCGCTGCCCAGAATACGCTGAATCTGGGCTGAGTCAGCGCAAAGTCAGCGTAAAATGATAATCCCCCTGTACCATGACCCGTAAAAAGGCTGGTGCAGGGGGATTTTTTTTGTTTGCACGGAAATTTCGATGGAACAACGTCGCCAGAAAAATCAATTCTCAAAATAGCCAAATTTTGTTATGCACTTTTGACAAATCCTTCCCAGAGGGTTCCAGACGTTTCCCAATACACTTTTACCCGTAACCAAAATGCAAATTCAGAGGTTTTCCAGAGGCTACCAGCGGCTTGGCATCAAATAGCCAGTGGATATAAAAAATATTTTGAAAAAATTAAAAAACAGATTGACTTACCAGTTGGGTAAGTTATAATGATACTAAGATAAATTACCAAAAAGGTAAGTTATCTACAATTACCAGCATCCGGCTGGTAAGTTGGAAGCACGAGCAGGAGGTGTAACAAAATGAAAGGCGAGTGCAGCATGACCGCTTTGGAAGCCAGTCGCTTGATCGACTGGCTGAAGGCTCACGGCCACACGGATGAGGAAGCGACGCAGTGCATTAAGTGCATTGCCGGAGTCCTCGACCCCGCAACCGGCGAGTCTAAGAAACAGTAAAGGCTAGGTTCCCCACACAGTTTGCGACCCTGTGGGAACCTAGCCAGACGGAACGGGATGGGACCTGCCCCATCTCGTTTCCATCTTATCAGGAGGGCAGGAGAAAGTCAAGAGGTTGAGAACTATGTATGATCTGCGTGAACACAAGGAACTGATTAGCCAGTTGGTTTCCGAGGCCGACCAGAACGACCCCAACTGGGAGTGGTCGGTCAGACGCCTCAGCAAGAACGTGGCCTGCATCTTCTGGGGTTACCTCGAATACTGCGATGAAGCGGAGTTGTCGTTTTCAATCAAGCTCGGCGAAGCCGATGGCAGATGCTGGGTTGAGGCTCGTAACGAGCACGGTTGGATACTTGAAAGTGAGATTGTAGCTGACAAGGACCTTCCATTCCTGAACTGCCCGATTGACAAGGCCATCGAGAAGATGGTTCGCTGCATCGTCAACACCGCTCATGCCTGCTACTGAGAGCATTGCCCGCCGGTATGCAGCGGACATCGGTTTTGCGGTAGTCGGCGTGCTGACCCGCAAGCCAGAGTGGGACGGCGTAGCCAGCGGCCCGGAAATTGGGCTGTCTGGCTATTACCGGGTCTGGGTGGATGAGGGCGGCAACGCCTACTACGTTCACGGTAAGGAATGCGCCATCATCGACCCGGAAGGCATGGTCTACTGAACGCCGGTAAACTCCCAGATGTACTCTGTAAATTTTTTCGATAAATCTTCAAATTTCGTTTGACACCAGTGGTGGGTAAGTTAGAATGAAGATACAGAAAAACATACCAAAACGGTAAGATTATGGAGGAACAGACGATGATGGAACTCGAAGCTATGAAGTCTTACATCCGTGAGAACAACCTCACCAACTTGGTCAAGGAACTTGTTACTGGAGCCGACATGGATGTCGCATCCGCTGTTGAGTACGTTTATGATATGAAGACGCTCAGCAAGGCTCAGTTCGCAAGCAAGTACTTCGGCTGATTCGAGAATGGAGGCATGGAATATGAAGAACAAGTACATCGTAGCGATTGATTACAGAGCGAATTACAAGCCGCTGACCATTGATTACAAGATGCTGAAGGCGGAGAATCTGCTGGATGCCATGAACGAGGCCGAGCAGTACATGGACAAAGAAACGGTCTACCTTCTCAAGATCATGAAGCGCAGCGGGGCAGCTCACAAAGTCAAGGGCGTGGATGCACGAGAAGCCACCTACACCGACGTTCTCACCAACCGGGGCAATGGCTGGCACAGCACCGATGTAGCTCACTGCGAGCAGCCTTGGATGAGCCAGATGTGGATGTACAGCAACGGTTTTGTTGACCTCTACTACTGCGAGGAAGTCCGACCCGCCTGATGATGGCCGCTGGCACCGGCCGAAACGCCCTGCTGGGCGTCGCGGGAGCCACCCGCAGATACATGATATTTTGGAGGTTTTAGCTATGGAAAACAAGAACATGACCGCTGCTCGTGAGTGGGAGAACGACCCGAACTGCTTCCTGCGGATGCTGAACAGCCCCGCACAGCAGCGGAGCCGCGCAGCCCGCCGCCAGAAGGATGCCGACCGGGAGCGTTTCAACAACGTGCTGAACGCCGTTGCCATCGGCGCAGCAGCCTTTGCCGTCACCCTGCTCGTTATCTGCTTTGTTCTCTGATGGAGGAGAACAGCGATGAATCCGATGTATGATTGCTCCGGTCGGCTTGACCGGTTCGGCGGTATGACGGAGCCGCCTGATGACCGGGGTTTTGAAGAAGAACCTGAATGGCAACGGCCCGATGAGGCAGACGCCGTTTGCTGGGGCGAGTGAGAAAGGGGATAAATAAAATGACCGTTCGTGAGTATGCAAAGTCGGTCGGATTCGAGATTGCTGGAAAGCTGAAGCGCCTGCCTGATGTTTACTACGGAATGGACAATAGCCACCACTATCCGTTGTGGATTGACGAAGCTGGGAACGAGTATTGCGGCAGTTACAGTCGGGATGACGGCTACTGCATCATCACCGCCGATGGTGGCGTTATTTGAAAGGAGTAGGCGGTATGGGACGCGGAAATGTTTATGCGGCTGGCCCGTATGAGGGTCTGTTCTACATCGATAACGATGATCTGCAGGTCTGGCGCAAGGACGGCCCTGACGGAAAGGAGCCTGAAATTCGGATGATGGCAGACATCAGCCTTGATGAACTTGTTGCCGATGACTGGTACGTTGATGAAATCGAGAGCAGCTACAAGGAGGAAGACGTTCTCAGATGCTTCTGCGCCGAACTGCGGAAGCTCTGCCCAAGCTTCCAGCCTGTGGCCAACTCGAACGTCTGGCTCGGCAATGAGCGCCGGGTCATCCTCGAAAATGAGCTGTTTTACATCTGTGTGGAGGACAACGAGTGGTCGCTGGCCGTCGAGCTTATTCAGAAAGACGGCTACTCCGACTGTCAGAGCGCATGGCTGGCCGGCCTTCAGAAACGGCGCTATCGGGAATACCTCGATAGCATGAAAAAGGCTCTGCTTGCCCGCCTGCCCAGCATTGGCGTTCGCACCGGGCCGTGGACTCACGGAACTATCACCAGAGAGGAGGCTGGCGTATGCTGAGTGACATGATTGATGATCTCGTCCGGGCCGACTGCCCGCAGGAAAAGGAAGCAGCTTACCGGCAGCTCGAAAAGCTCGGCGTTGACCGCATTACCGCTGATGTCATCGCCGATGAGCGCCGAAAGGAGGCGCACCTGTGAGCCGCTATATTCCCCCTGAAGAGATGAGCGAGGCCCAGATCAGGGAGCAGTTGGACGCTGAGTATAAGCACTGGGATGACCTGAAGAAGAACGGCTGTTCTGACCCTGCATGGCCGGATGGCGTGAATCTGAACCTTGTTCGGAACCACATCATCTACTGGTATCGGCTCCTGCGGGAACGTACCAGTCAGACCGTGCAGCTCTCGATGTTCGACGCTGGTATGGATTTGAGGAACGAGCGGCCGTTGCCGCCGGAAGTCCCGGACAGGTACATGGTTCCGACCGGGAAGTACCCAGACCGTCTGAACGGCAAGTGGGATGGCCTGATTTTTGACCCGACAATTTGATGAAAGGATGAAGAAAGATGACCGATGAAAAGAAGTTTGAGGTTCATGCAGAGATTACGGCTCGGCTGACCCAGCAGGATGTTGATGACATCATGGTTTCTGCGCTGGAGGGCGGCATCAACTACTGGTGCAGGCGCGTTGTTGTGCAGGGCAAGTATCTTGGGGAGTACGCAAGCGACCAGATTTCTCGCGGTGGGCAGCTTGCCGTTTGGCTCGAAGAACCGTTTGAGGATGACAAGACTTGTTATATGCTCGATCTCGATAAGTTCCTCGCTGGATTTAAGCAGTGGCTCGAAAATTGCTACGCCAACTGCGATGTTGTGGACAGCACAGATGGCTCCGTTGACTGCGGCCAGATTGATGCCGCCTGTGCGGACGAGATTGTCCAGCACGCACTGTTTGGCGATTTGGTATTCGGCTGAGGGGAGGAAAAATGATGATGGCATGGTTGATCGTGGTAGATCAGTGGCTCGAAACGGCCACGGACATCCTCTGCGCTGCCTTTTGGGCAATCGTCGGGGCGATGGCCGTTGTGGGCTTGGCAAGGCTCTTTCTGGGGAGACGCTGATTATGGATATTGAATACCTGAAGCGTTGCTCACAACTCTGCACAGAATGCTGCTCCGAAACCTGCGTGTTCAACCCGCAGGGCATCTGCATGGCCCCGTTCCTGACTGGGAAGAAGCCGGGCATCCATGATGATGGTTGCACCGATTACTGCCCGAAGCCGCTGGATGGCTGTGAGCTGGTTCGCTCCTACTCTGAGCATGAGCTTCGGAGCTATGAGGAGGACGTGCGGGAATATATCTCACAGTTCACCGATGAGGAGCTTATGGAAGCCTATGAGCTTGACCGCACGACGCTCAATGCGCTCGCCCCGCGTGCAGCGGTCTTGATGCGGAAGTACATTGATAATGACGATAGCTGGACGTACCACCGCGATTATGCAATCTCGGAGGTCGTCAGCGAGTATAAGGAGGACAAAGACAATGGCTGAGAAAATGATGCCCTATGCGCTGCGGATGACGCTGGCAGTGCTTGCAAACAAGCCGGATGATGCCCGCAGCATTTCTGCCGAGTGCGTCACCGCGATGACCAAAGAGCTGATGGGCGTTGTAAGCCGGTATGACCTGATGGACTTCCCGTTCATGGTCGCTGCCCTGCGGCTCACCGCGACCTCGCTGGAATCCCTGCTGGACGAGCATGGAAAGGGGATTGCCGATAACATCATCGCCAACACCACCTGCATCACCATTGACGCTTCCGAGCTGAAGCGTCAGGCAAAGGAGGAGTAAGAGTATGGAAATCAAGCGTGGCGACATTTGGTATGTGAGCAAGGACAACTACACCGGCTGTGAGCAGGCGGCAGGCCGCCCGGCAATCATCGTCTCTAACGAGAAGAACAACGCCTGTTCAGAGACGGTAGAGGTCGTATACCTGACCACCCAACCGAAGAAAGACCTGCCGACGCACGTTCTCATCCGCAGCTCTGAACGTGAAAGCACTGCCCTCTGTGAGCAGATTACGACCGTATCGGTTGACCGCCTGCTGGGCTACAAGGGCCACCTGACCCCAGCAGAGATGACCAACGTGGAGGTTGCAATGCTGATCTCGCTGGAGCTGGAAGTTGGAAAGCCCGTAGAGAAAATCGTGGAGGTCACGAAAGAAGTTCCGGTCATCCGGGATGTCAAGGTGTCTACGCCAGCATCAAATCCGAACATGGCTGCGGAGCTGGCCGCAGCGAAAGCCAAGTGTGAAATGCTCCAGACCATGTACGAGAGCCTGCTGAATCGGGTTCTGGCTGGAAAGGCAGGCTGATGGTATGCGAGCATCTGATATGGTACGCGCAGCCCTTGCTGGAGCAGGGAAGACCCAGAAAGAGTTGGCCGAACACATGGGCTGGACCCCGCAGAACCTCAGCGGGCGGCTGAAGAACAACTCGCTCACCTTCGATGAGCTGTCAAAGGCTCTGCATTTTGCTGGTTATGAGGTCTCCATGAGTGATGCCAACGGTGCGGGCCTCCCGGAGCTGGGCAACAGCACCAGCCCTGCTGTGGCGCAGACCGTAGACGGCGTTCGATATGACACCCGGAAGGCGGAATCGCTTTGCTCGAATAAGGTCGTGATGTTCGAGGACTTCTATGTAGAGCTGTTCGAGGATGCCGCCGGAAACTACTTCACCGTCCTCTACCAGCTTTCTGGATGCCAGCATCATACCATCACCCCGGTAAGCGCCCGTGCTGCCCAGCAGTTCTTAGAGAGGTTCGGGAGCAGAGCATAACTGCTGGCTAAAGTTCCTTCGGTATACGGTAAATTTTTTTGTGAAATCTTCAGTATAAGTTTGACTTACCAAACCGGTAAGTTAGAATGAAGATACAGAAAACAACTTACCAAAACACGGAGGATTTAGAAATGCTGAAGGTGAAAGAATACAGCAGCTTCGAGGCTTTCGAGCAGGACGAACACCGGCAGGACGTCGATCTGGTTGCCATCGTGAACAAGCCGAACGGCATGGTTTGCGCCGACCTCATCACCGACTGCAAGATGTGGCAGACCGCGGTGAGCCGCTTCTTCAAGGCGCTGGCCGGGGATGAGCGCTTTGATGGCTGGCAGGAAACCATCACGGAGTGCATCAAGGAAGGCTTCTGGCAGGACAAGGCACTGACCGATGGCAAGTACACCGGCGGCTACTTCTGGGAGGTTGAAGACCTCGATGGCCGGTTCTACATCTGCCTGAATGTTGTCAGAAAGGAGGTTG